TGCTGGTGGATGACTACTACAAGGGACCATCCGGCAAGGCCGGCAAGGAATTAATGGCGGAAATCCGCCTACAAGAGGCGAGGTTCGGCCTATCTCCCGTTGACCGTTCCCGGCTACAGTGGGAAGTGCAAAAAGGCGAGGAAGCGCAGCGCAAACGCCAGCCGCCAGACATCCGTAAGAGCAACAAAGATCCGCGCGGTGTGCTTGGGGTGGTTGGATGAGCATCCTGATGGTGCCAGCCGACAAAAAGCCATGGCCCAGCCTTGGTGGGTTGGTATGTGACTTCATTGAACAATATCTCGTCTTTGGTCCAGGCGACTTGCGCGGACAACCGGCGGTTCTGGACGACGAAAAGCGCGCGCTCATCTGGCGCATGTATGAGATATTTCCGCCAGGTCACGCGCTTGCCGGACGTAGGCGATTTAAGCGCGTCGGATTGAGTCTTGCCAAGGGCTTGGCAAAAACAGAGCTTGCCGCATGGATTGCGGCATGTGAACTGCATCCAGAGGCACCGGTCCGGTGCGTTGGCTTTGACAAGCGCGGCAATCCGATTGGCGGAGGCGTAACAGATCCGTATATCCCGCTGGTGGCCTATACCGAAGAGCAGTCAGACGAATTGGCATACGGAACACTACGTGTCATCCTGGATGAAGGTCCGCTTCGTGACGATTTCGACATCGGCATTGAGCGCATCATGCGCCGGCAGGGCGACGGTAAGGCGGTCAGCCTGTCCGCAGCACCAAGCGCACGAGACGGCGCCAGGACGACCTTTATCGTCATGGATGAGACGCACTGGTGGACAAATCAACGGCTCCGCCAGGCGCACACAACCTTGATGGCCAACCTGCCGAAAAGAAAACTGGCAGAACCGTGGGCGCTTGAAGTTACAACGGCCCCTGAGCCAGGTGTTGGGTCCATTGCCGAAGACACGATGATGTACGCTCAAGCCATTGCTGACGGGAAAATCAAAGATGCTGGGCTGTTTTATTTTCATCGCCAGGCGTCAGACGAACACGACTTGACGACAGAAAAAGGCGCACGAGCCGCCGTCATGGAGGCATCGGGACCAGCTGCAGCGTGGCGCGACATTGATGCCATCGTAGACATGTGGAAAGACCCGACCACGGACCGCTCCTTTTGGGAGCGCGTCTGGTGTAATCGCCTAGTCATGGCCGAACATAAGGCATTTGACCCAGTTGCGTGGGATTCGCTTAAAAAAGCCAATCCTGTCAAGCCTGGCGACTTAATAACGCTCGGATTTGATGGCGCGCAGTTCGACGACTCAACAGGACTTGTGGCGACGCACGTCGAAACAGGTTTTCAGTGGGTTTTGGGCGCGTGGGAAAAGCCATACGGCAAAGACGACTGGCAAATCCAGGCCGATGAAGTCGACGACGCTGTCTCCGCTGCGTTTGAGCGCTACAAAGTGTGGCGCATGTATGCTGACCCGCCATACTGGCAGTCATGGCTCGCAAAATGGGCCGGCAAGTATGGCGAGGACAAAGTTATGGAGTGGTGGACAAACCGCCGCAAGCAAATGTCCTATGCGCTTGAGAATTTTAGCACAGCGATCACAAGCAAGACGCTTTCGCATGACGGCGACATCAATCTAGCACGCCATATTGCCAACGCGCACCGGCACGATCTGCCGCAGCGTGACGAAGACGGCAAACCGCTCTGGCTGATACGCAAAGAGCGATCGGACTCGCCAAAAAAGATTGACCTCGCGATGGCCGCCGTGCTGTCGTGGGAGGCTAGGACAGACGCCATTACGTCTGGCGCAGACAAAAAGCAGGATGCGGGGTTATTTATGCTATGAAAAAGATTCGAGAATTGTTTGACCTGCGCGACGCTCATGTCTACCTTGGCGTCGTTTTAATTTGTATTGGACTGTGCCTCGCCTATATCCCGGCCGGGCTTGCTGTGACTGGCGGTGTCCTGGTTTGGCTGGGGACAAGGAGGGTTGATTGATGGGCATCATCAGTAAGATGGAATCCCGCAGCCGCGCGGAAAATCCGGCATTCAAAATGACGGCGACCAACCTGTCGGCGATTCTCGGCGACGGCATGTCCACGCCGTCCGGCGTGAGCGTAAGTCAGGACAAGGCGCTTGGCATTACGGCCTTTTGGGCTGGCGTTAGAACAATATCACAAACAATTGCCGGATTGCCGTGCAAGACCTACGAACGCACGCCGTCCGGCAGGCGGCTTGCGACAAATCACCCGGTTTACAATATCCTGCAGACAAGACCAAACCCGATTATGACGCCATTTACTTTCCGCGAGATTCGAGCGGCACATTGTTTAACCTGGGGCAACAGTTACGCTGAGATTGAGTATGACAACGCAGGTAAAGTGATTGCGCTCTGGCCGCTTCTGCCGGATAGAACTGGTGTCGAGGCTAAGGATGGGAAAAAAGTATACTGGACGATCATTAATAACGAAAAGGTTTACCTTGACGAAAGCCGCGTCTTGCATGTTCCAGGCCTTGGGTTTGACGGACTGCAGGGTTACAACGTGGTTAAAATCCATCGAGACAGCTTGGGGCTGACTATTGCGGCCAATGAGTACGGCGCTACGTTTTTTGGCAACAGCGGCAGGCCGTCAGGCATCTTGACACATCCCGGATCGCCGAACGACACGGAGCGCAAAGAGATCCGCGACCAGTGGAACCAGATGCACTCAGGCTTAACCAGAGCGCAGCGCACGGCGGTGCTGTGGGGCGGCATGGATTGGAAACCCATCACCATACCGCCGGAAGAAGCACAGTTTTTGGAAACACGCGACACGCAAATCGAGGAAATCGCCAGAATCTTGATGATTAACCCGATTTTCCTGCAGCATTTTTCCAAAGTGACGACCTGGGGAACCGGCGTTGTTCAATTTCTGACCGCTTTCGCTAAGTTTACCATCCTGCCATGGCTGGAACGCGAGGAGGACGTGCTTAATTATGACCTTTTCTCGCCGGATGAACGCGGTCGCTTTTATGTCAAATATTCCATCGAAGAGCTAATGCGCGGCGACCCGAAGATGCAGGCGGAAATATTTGAGATTAAGCGTCGGAATGGCGTCCTAAACGCTGACGAATGGCGTGAACTTGATGATGAGAATCCGTTGCCGGGTGGGCTTGGGAAAGATTACTACATGCCGTGGAACATGGCGCCGGTTGCGATTTTGCAAAAACAGCCAGAACCGGTTAGGAGCATACAGTCGACCGAGCAAAGGGCGACGCGAACAGCCGACATGCGCGTGAAGCTGCGCGAAGCGCATCTGCCAGCTCTTGAAGATGGGGTGCGGCGATACGTTAAGCGCGACACTGAGGCGCTAAAAAAGGCCGTTTCGTCCATTTTGAGAAAGCGTGAGGAGCCGGTTATCGCGTTTAAGCGCTGGATTGAAGAGTTTTATCCAACGCAAGAGCGATACATTGCACAGACCATGCGCCCGCACATTGCAGCGCTGGCGTCTGTGATTGCAACAGCCGCAGCCGATGAGGTCGCGTCTCAAGAACCGGAAATTGTTAAGTTTGTCGATGAATACACAGCCAACATGGCAAGGCGCGAAGCAGGCAGCTCGCGTGGGCAAATCCTTGCGCTGCTGAACGAAATCCCGGCGGACGATGTCGCTGATGAGCTTGATAAGCGCGCCGACGAATGGGAAGAAAAGCGCGCGAACAAGGTTGCCGAAGATGAAGCCGTGCGCATTGAAACCGGCGTCGCCAGGTATGTGTGGGCCGCCGTTGGCGTGTCATACCTAATCTGGCGGGCCAATTCCGGTGCGTGTCCGCTGTGCAAAGAACTTGACGGCAAGACCGTTGGAGCAAAAGAGTATTTTCTCGCGCCCGGCGAATCCGTTTCGCCCGCAGACACAACCGCACTGGTCGCCGAAAGCAATATCGGCGGCCCACCGCTGCACGCCGGCTGCCGATGCAGCATCGTGCCATCTATGTGAGGTGCCTATGGAACAGAGAGCATTTTTAACCGAGATAAGAGCCGCTGACGGCGATGACGCGCGTGTGTCAGGGCTGGGCATCGTGTATGACCAGTGGACAGAACTTTGGCCGGGATACATGGAGCGCATTAGCAGGGGTGCCGTGAAGAATGCGGAGACCGTGAAATCATTTTTTAATCACGACCCGGACTATGTCTTGTCAACGCTCGACTCCGACCCAGCACTTGTCCTGCGCGAAACCGAAAGCGGCCTGGAATACGACTCGCCCATCCCGCCAACAACCTACGGCAACGATCTCAAAATCAATTTGCAGCGCAAAAACGTGCGCGGGTCGAGTTTTGCGTTTGATGTCGCAAACGACGCATGGAGCCAAAACGCTGATGGCGTTGTCTGCCGCGACATCACAGACTTGACCTTGTACGAGGTCGGGCCTGTAACGAATCCAGCCTATATCCAGACAACCGCCACCATGCGGTCGAAAGAACTGGTACAGGAATACCGAAAACAACTGTCACAAGTGCCGATTGCGCTTCGAAAAAGGCAGCAGGAGCAAATCGAAAAGACCATTTAATCCGATAAATGACCGCTCATAGGGCGGTTTTTTAATGCTCATCGGGCATGAAATAACTTGGAAAGCATACGCAATTTTGAAAGGAGTCACACAATGACCGCAAAAGAACTGCGCGAAAAGCGCGCGAATCTGATCAATCAGGCCGGTGAGCTGCTCAAGAGGGCAGATGGCGAGAGCCGCAACCTCACCGCCGAGGAAAACACCCAATGGGAAAAGCTGCACGCCGAAGCCGATCAGCTGAAAGTCCAGTTCGAACGCATGGAGCGCCAGGCTGACCTCGAAGGTGAACTGCGCACCAGTGCTGGCAGAATCAGCACGGCGCAGGTCAGCACAGCCAAGCCCACGACCGAACAGTACCGCGAGGCATTCGGAAGCTGGATGCGTTTCGGCATGAACGGCGTTTCGAGCGAGCATCGCAGCATGCTGGCCGCCAACCGTGGCAACCTCGAAGAGCGCGCCGCGATGACCGTTCCTGATTCCGCTGGCGGCTACCTGGTCGCCGACGAACTCGTGAAGAAAATTGAAACCGCCATGCTGCCGTACTCCGGCATCCGCAACACCCGCGCGACCATCATCCGCACGAACGGCGGCAATGACCTGATCATGCCGACCTGCAATGACACGTCTAATTCCGGCGCAATTCTGGCCGAGGCTGACGCGGCG